AACGCATGGCAGACTCAAATGAACTGCCAAAGGGCACTGAAAATCCTTTGGCAGTCACCACACTGGTTATAAAAAACAGACTCGGTGGTGGAACACATATACAGCAGAAGGACGCCAAGGGCAAGTGGCTAAAGAAAGTTAAGCCCTTAATCCCAACTGTGGAGTTTACACGGCAAGAACGCAAGGCCCTAAGCAAAGTACGTGCTGATGGCATGACTGAGTACATGAAGGCATTCATGAACCTCCTTCGCATTGCTCAGTACGAAGGCGATGGTGGGGAAGACGAATCCAAGTTGCGCATGGCAGCAGTACAGGCATTCAAAGAATTAAGACTCAGTGCGCTGGGTAAGCCAGCACCGTCCGAAGTGGAAATGGATAAGCTCACGACTCAGCCAGTTAAAGTGGTGATCATAAATTCCCCTGAATTGATGCACCCAGAAGTACAGCAAGAAAAAAAGCAGGAAGTATTGAAACCTAGCTTTGCAGAAGTAACAAGTATACACACAAATCCCAAGGTTTAAGGACAGTAACTTACCTCAGAAAGTACTCAGATGCCCCGCAAGAAAATCACGGACGCAGTAGAGCTGCCAAACTACCTTAATGCTGACGGCACCCTTAATTTCGAGGCTATCTTCAAATTTCAGCCGAAACAAACAGAACTCCTCCGTAACGTTGTAAGGGGAGGAAAGACGTATGTACAACCTGCGGCCCAGCAGTGCTTGAGCGTAGGCGGTATTCGCTCTGGTAAAACGTGCGGTTGGTTACTTTATTTGGTTATGCACTACGCCTTGGCTTTTAGTGGGTGCAATGTTTTGGTACTCAGACGCACATTTAAGGAGCTGGAGAGTGGCGCAATTTCAGACTTGAAAACCTTCGTCCCAAAAGAGTTGTATGATTACGACCAAACGAAACACGTAGCCACTTTCAAGAATGGTTCCAAAGTAATTTTTGGGCATTGCCAAAATTTGCGCGAGCGCGACATCGAACAATATTTGGGCAGTGCATATCCAGCAATTCTTGTTGATGAATGTGGTCAATTTTCAGCGGACGCGTGGATGATGTTGTTTTCCAGAAACGTTGTGAACCCTGGTTGCCAGCGTGACGAAGCAGGAAACCTTCCTGTGCCAGTCATCATTGGTTGCTCGAACCCACTTGGCCCACACTACGAGTACTATAGACAGCTATTCGTAGAAAAAGAACCATGGAATAAACCCGAGGACGCTCGCAAGGATGAGACCAACGGTACGTGGTGGGTGAGTGAGGGCGGAGAGTGGCGTTGCATTTATGACCCACGATCTTATGCCTGTCAACGTTCAACAGTATTGGATAATCAAGAACTCCTTAAGCGCGACCCCGGTATTATTGCGCGTTTGATGAGCCTGCCCAAAGCCAAGCGGGACAAGATGCTGCTTGGACTAGACGGCACAGTAGAAGGCCAGTATTTTGACGTGTTTGACGAGTATTACCATGTAATAAACCTTAGAGAAGACCCCGACGCGATAATTTGGCAGGAATACCAACCTGTATGGATAGGGCAAGACTGGGGCATGGTCCACGCCAATGCGGCGTTCTTTTTCACAAAGGCATTGTGTAAAACATCAATCGGAGACGATTACAAACTCAAGACGGTTTGCTTTGCAGAGGCTGTGGTAACGGGTGGAAAAACCATGCAACAGTTGGTTTCCATACTTTCTAGCAAATGCAAGTTGCCAAATGGCACACCTTTCAAACCAAAAAACATTTATTTCTCACATGAAAAGTTTGCGAGACAGATGGAGGCACGTTCTCCAGCAGATGAGTATTCTCGTGCGCTCAAGGAAATGGGTATGCCTCCCGTAACACCTGCTACGAGAGACCGCATAGGTTCAGCCTCTCTTATGTACAACATGTTTAAGAGTGGAGACCTAGTTATACTTGACACGTGCAAAGAAATTATCTTAGCCATACCGTCGCTGATGAGAAATCCTGATGAGCTGGATGACGTTCTAAAGGTTGACGCAAAAGGCGACGACGTTTATGACGGCTTCCGTTATGGGCTGTACGGCCACCTCGCAGCACGTAAAAAGCCTATGGCAGATGTGCAACGAGATCGTTTGAAGGAGCTGGTCAAGACAGACCCTCTAGCAGCTCACTTCTACAATCTAAAGCTTACTGAAGACGCCAAAGCAAGGACTGTGTGCTTTGTTCAGAAGGATCAACCCGTTTGGGTAGGAAAATCTAAATGAGATTCACAGAAAAACTCAGAATGTATTGGGATGATTTGTTCTACCCTGCATTGGTGGAACGTTTGGAAACTGATCTTCTTATGGCGCGGTCTGATATTCAGCAAATGAAACTAGACAAAGACGCAACGATTGCCGAATTAAGAGCAGAGAAAGCCCAGCTATCCGCCAAGTGCATGCTTTACGAGTCGAACATAAATCTAAGAGTAGGCATAAGCCCAGCAAGTAAAAGGCTGGAACTTCCTCACTTCGCAGATTTCAGTTCCCCGCCGCCAAAAACGCGCTGGCAAATGGAAAGCGATGCACACGACGCGAGAATGGCTAAGGAACGAGAAGAGGAAGACGCAGCGAAAGCAAAGGCTGCAAAAGGAGTGTAACGTGGCAGAGAAAGATGAAGAAAAACTTGGCGAGATTTGCCATGTTAGTATCTGCAAAGTGGAGAATGGGTACAAGATTGGTTGCATGTATGAGTCGGAGCAGTCTCTATCGTCTCGCGCAGGTTGGGTTCCGCCCACAGCTTGTACATCCAAAGACTACGTTGAGAAAACCAAGGCCGCTGTCATTGAACGGCTGAAGAAAGTTCTATAAAATCGGCAAAGCCGAAGAGGAGTAACAATGTTTCAAGCCAAAGATGGTAAGAAGTTCGGATCGTCCTTTGCTGGTAAGAACTACGACGAAAAGCACAGTTCTGATGGCATGCACAAAATGGGTGAAGCATCCGAAGAGGCCAACGAATCCCCTGAAGTAGAACAGGAAGAACAGAAGCAGGGCGAGGAACCAAAAGAGGAAAATGAAGACACAGTGCATCCCGTTGTGGCAGAGCATGGCAAGGCGCACACCGTACACATCAAGCACCACGAGGGCGGAAAGAGCCATGTGATGTCGCACCACCCGGACGGTCACACCAACATGAGTGAGCACGAGAAACCAGAGGATGCGCACATGGAAGGGCGTAAACTGGCAGGCGTGCCTGCGGATGGACAAGCACTAGAGCATGATAGCCCGTATCACCAGGGCAAGGCGCAAGCTGGGGCATCGAGCGAGGAAGATGGCTTTGAGATGCCCGACCTAGTCTAAAGGAGACACCATGGCGTCAATTTCTCAAGATGGAAAACAGGTCTTTGTAGGAGACCAAGTAAGCATTACGGCACTAGTCGTCTCTACAGCACCCTTTGGTGCGACTGTGCCCAGTTCGCTTGCCATGGTTACCGTGGAGACTGCTTGGTTACCGACTACGTTCGTCGCACAGGCGAATGACATGAATGCAGTGGAGCAGTTTGCAGATGCAAATCACCCGGCGTTATCATTCAATGGTGGTAAGCAATTTGGAGCAAAAGGCGATCAGGTCACTGTGCTCGGCACATGCACAGCAATCAGTGGCACAGGCGACTCGGCATTGCTCACAGTCACACTCGTGACTTCGGGCTTAGTAATTACAGTGCCAGCAGGCGCAGTTCGCAACGCAGCCGCCTATGGTGGGAGCCAGTAGCCATGCCCTTCCAATCGAAAGCACAGCAAGGCTTCTTGTACGCACATCCCGAGAAGATCGGCGGCAAGAAGAAGTTGGCAGAGTGGTCTGCTGCTACGGACTTCAAGCACCTGCCAGAGAAGAAAGCCTCAGGCTTGGGCAGGAAGAAAAATGGCTAAAACAATTTTTTCCATAATCAAAGAACCTAAGACTGGGTACATGTCTCATCATCCCGGCAGCAGTGAGCACTGCTTCAATTGCATAAATTTTGTGAAGGAAGAGGACGGATGCAAAGGACCGAAGATGAAAGAGCTTTCGGAACGCCCTAAGTTGCCGAACGGAGACGTAAAGGTACACCCTGTGGCGTACTGCCGTTTCTGGGAGGAAAAGTAAATGGCTACAGGAATGGG